CGGACGATTACTACACTTTTCTTTTTTAAAAACATGTCGAGCTTGTAGTTCTTCTAAGGTAGGAAACGCGTCAAAAAATTCCGCTGCAGTCATATTTACCTTGCGTAGCATACCATTAATTTGCTTACATTTTTGTGGATCCGCCATCCATTCTATAGCTATCTCCCGTGGAGTCTTCTGACACTTTTGAGTCACATACTCGTAAGTTTCTCGACAGACGTTATAAGTTATGTGGTTAGTTCCCATACTATCCCACGCCTGTCCTATACACTTAAGAATTAACCCTGGGTAATCATCTTCTTCTGTTACTAAACACATACGGACTAAACTCTCTAAATAAGGCTTATAAGGAACTATCGGAGCCATTGAAGGTACTCCTTTAAAGGGTTCTATAAAATATCTCTTCAAAAACTTAGGTCCTCGATATCGGAAAATCCCTGTAGCCAAATCTACTCGTGACACGAACGATTCATATTCTTTATAATCTCTTAATTCCATACCTAAATATTGTGACAAAAACTCTCGCCATGACATCACATTAATATAAGATCGCAACGATAGCGGACAACACCATATATGATCATCTCCGTATACTATAATTGCTATAAAATTAGCTTGCAACGCCGTTTCTATCAAGGAAGATATATGAGGAAACATTGTTTTCATATGCTCTATATATAAAAAAAATACAAATGCCATAATCCACGAATCTCCATGTGAAGTTTCTTTTCCTCCTGAATACATCACTCCTATTATTAACCTCCAAAAGGTCCCTGGTTGCAAAGTAATTTTATTCGTAACATGATACATCAATAATCGATACAACTGTCGTAACAATCTTCGTGTATGCCCATTCATTCCCCGCCAATTATAATATCGTGCTCCACTCACCAAGTACAAATACAACATCCAATCTGTTATATGCTTATCCAATCCAGTTATATCACCATCGACCCAAAACAAAGAACCTTCTAAATCGTAATTCATTGCCACTGCCAACTGATACCAACCTCCATACCAAGGTGTACATCCTATCTGAATAACTTCTCCTCGTTCAATTAACATACGATGTCGATGTAAAAGATCTGACAACAATGACACAGTCAACGACGGAATGAAAAACTCTCGACATTTATTCATTGATTCTGGCAATTTAGTCCACATCTTTTCATATAATAATCTATATTCCGCTTTTATCTTAGTTATGTTATACGGTTGAAAAATATAATCTTGCAATTTAGATATTCGAATTATCAAAGAATGTAGTTCTCTCGACGCAGCTTCGAATAAAAAAATCTTACTACCAGAATTAGCTATTCGCACTTTATAGTCTCCCATCAAAACACTCGCTGTAATGGTGTCCAATATACCTCCCGAAGTCGGCAATTTACACAAAGATGGCAACATTCGTGGACTATAATAAAATGCAAACTTGCCTACATAATCATCGCATCGCAACACCGATTCCATTCGACGTAACGCTGGAGTGATGTATTTTTGCAATGTCACGTACGGTAATCCTCGCGAAGCCGCATTAAAACTAAACTCTTTATGTAAACTTATTAATCGTCCACTCATATCACCATTAGTAGTATAGTAATGCAACGGATATTCTTTACCTCCTATTAGAACTGTGTCAAACAATATGGACTCTACCGACGTTCGTTTCTTTAAAATCTCTTCCAACGACTTGACACTTTCTATCATTTTTGTCGGTCGATTAATCTGCCCACTATAAAATTTAATAGCAGCATCAACTCGCTTGGACACCTCTCGTACAAACGGTGCCAATTTAACGTCAGTTACGCGTACTGTATTTAAATGATAAGTCATTCGTCTCAAATCTATATGGCTCTCAGTCTTATAAAATTCTCTATACCACTGAAGTTTTAAAGCCTGAAAATCCTCCTCGAAATTCCGCCTAAACTGCGATTCCATAGGAGGATTGTAAACTAATGAATAAGTAGACGACAACTGCGCATAAATATAAGCAAAATATTCTTTTTTAGTAGCAAATTGTTTACAACAAAAAGGAGCTAACTTAATAAATCCACCATTATCTTCTAAAGCTATCGTGCTAATTATCTTAGTACAACAGTCTTCTCCTTCATGAATATGACAAGGACATCTAACAATCTTCATTCTGTCACTTATAGAATTCTTCTTTCGATAAAACAAATAATCTGTTATGGGTCTCCTTGGTAATGAAATTTTTGCCAAGTAGTGATGAAAATGAGTAATTATTTCTTGATTAATGTTTAGGGATCGTTTATGCCCGTAAAC